TGGAAAAGATTGTGTAGAGCTAGCAGTAGAGTAACAAACGAACTTATAATTACCAAACCGTGTACGTAAATTTCCATGTAAGTCTCCTTCATATTTAAAATCATCAACATCAACTGCACACCAGTTAGACCATTCAGTAACATTTGCATTTGCACGAGTAGTGTCAGGTTTGTACTGAGCAGGCGACATAAGTGGTGCGTCTTTCTTAGACTTTATTTTTCTTTTTGATAAACCATACAAGGCTTTTTCAAAGCTATCAAAGTCTTTGAACGTAAGTCTTTGAGTAGTTTTATTATCAAAAATACTATTGAAAAGAGTCAGCGATGTTTCCACAATTATCCTCATGTATTGGACCTTGCCAATCGTCTGGTTTTACCAAATCAGGTAATCCAAGTGGATTAGGTCGGCCTTCTTTAACTCCAACTTCTTTTGACATGTTGGCTTTATATACTTCATCCCATGCTTTATTAGCGTCAACGCCAAATACTTCTAAGGTACCGATCGCGAACACGCATAAGTCAATAATGCCATCAACCATTTCAGGAGCGTCTTTTTGTTCAAATGCTTTTTTTGTTTCATCAAGTTCTTCTTGCATCATACCAATTCTAAACTGCATGAACTTATTAATCTTTCTCCAGTCCACATCAGATTGCCTTTCAGCTTGCATCCATTTGTTGACACCATATTTTTTATGCATGTCTTGCATATCTTTAAACCAGTTTGTACTCATACGAAAAAATCCTCCAATGTTGCTTTCTCTTCAACCGACCAGCCGACTGAATCTAATATTAATTTAAGTGGTTCTATAAACGTCTTTTCAAATTGTGTATCATAATCAACGTACTTATGTAATCCAAGTTCTTTTGGTAAAGCTTCATGAAATGATATAACGTTTTCTTTTATGGCATTTGGTAATTTTAAATAACAAAATTTTATTCTATCGCCATTTGTTACAAGTTCATACTTGTTTTGTAATTTAAGTTTTTTGATGTGGTGGTTAAACAATAGTGAGCCTCTTACATGTATTGGACAGCTTTTTTTGTAAATAGTATCTCTGGCATACCAATCAGTAATATTAGTAACTCTTCTAGGAAAAGCAACTTCTTCAGGAGATAGCGATTTAAACTTTTGTTTAAACTCTTGAATATAGCTTTGAGCGTCTTTTTCTGTACCTGATATTATTAACTTAAATATTTCTTTAAACTTGCCACGTACAATCTCTGGTGTAGAAGACTTAATTGCTTCAATACCCATGATCTTAAGTTTAGGTTCTTTATATTGTACACCTTCGTTGTTATGTACGTTAAGTATGTATCTTTTTTTCGCGGTCCAGATACCACTGTCTGATATTCCTTCCCTTGCCATGACCATTCTTTTTTCATAAGCATTCATATTATCAAATAACTTATCATATGCTTTTTGCAATAACGTTTCAAAATGTTCTTTACATATCTTGTCAAGAAAAGCTACAGGATTATTTGGCTTGAACTTTTCAACCAATGGACCAAAATTAACATATAAAGAATCTGTATCGATAGCAATAACATAATCGTCATCTGTCTTGAGTATGTCATTCATGCCAGCATTCATAGCTTTTTCAGCCCATTGTATCGCGAGCTGACCAGATTTAGTTACGCCTTCTGCAAGTCTAATATCAAAATAATGAAAGTGTTTATTACCTAATGCGCCATACAAACTATTAAGTAGAATTTTAATAGCCATCTGTCTATTTTCTAATGTGTTAATTTCTTTTTCAAGTTCATATGTATGTTCGGCTTGTATTTGTTTTTGAGAGGCTATCATCATGTTTTTTACTGATACGCGTTCATCATAATATTCTTTTATGATCTGCGGTAAAACGCCTTGAAAGTCTTTACGATAAGTTGAACCGTTAGCAGCAACAGAGTATTCGCTTGACACCGACTTACCAGCAAGATAATACCCAACGCCATCAGTTTGAGATTGATTAACGATAGTTTCTGGAGACATATTATATTGCACGATTAAGTTTGGATACAGCGAGTTTAAATCAAAAGATACTACCCATTTGTGTCTACCAATTTGTGGTTCTTTGACATAGCCACCTTCAAAAGGTCTATATGGCATTTCTTCTCTTTGTACAGGAACTACAACTTTACGTTGATTAAGTCTACGATATATAATAGATTCCCATATAGCTGTAACACCAAACGTATCTTGATAGTTAACACCACCTTTGTATGCTATAGTCATAGCTAATGTAATCAATCCCATCTTTTCTTCTAGTCTGTCGACAAGTTGTACATCTTTCATATTGTAATCAATATACTTTTGATGATCGTCTTTATACAGATTTTTAAGAGAACCAGACTCTTCAAAAGATAATTTCTTTTCTCCAAGTACGACATATGCGATATGGTTTAACGCGTATGATTCTTGTGGACCATAGCTATAACCGAACTTTTGGAATAACTCCATATAATCTAAGCACTGAATACCAGGGATCTCATATATGACCTCGGTCTTTCCACGCTTTACAATTTCACGGGCCTCTAAGTTAAGGCCCCAAGGAGAAAACCTTAATATCTCACCAATACCTAAAACTTTTGATACTCTATTAACTAGGTAAGGTACATCAAAAAATCTTACGTTCCAGCCAGTTATAACATCAGGAGTACGTCTAGGATCAGACCAGAATTTTAAAAACTTACTGAGAAGTTCTGTTTCATCTTTACATCGGTAATATTTTACTGGCTGAATTAAAGAGTTAAGTACACTAAAGTCTCCATAACCCCATACATGATATAATTTACTCTTAGATGATTTATATGTAATTGATAGAACTTTTTGGCTTGCTTCACTTGGATGCGGAAAGCCATTGTCATAATCTGTTTCGATATCAAAAGTACCTACGTCGATATCGTCACGATTAAATTCTATATCTCTTGGAAACTTTTCGGTAATATACTGATGTACGAATTTCTTGTTGCCATATATGTTTCTACCACTAACATCAATATTTTGTCTTAGCCACTGATTAGCTTCGTACATGCTTGGAAAATCTAGTGGAGATACAGTATTACCATCAAGGCCTTTGTAATTACTTTCTTGTTTGGAAGTAACAAAAAACGTTGGCTGAAAGTGATCTTTTTTCATGACACGTTCGCCATTATTATCGTAGCCACGATAGAATATATTATTTTTAAATCTTAAAACGTTTGTATAGAATGCCATTATGTAATTATTATACCACACTTTTTCATAAATGTAAACAGGTTTTCACTTAACTTGTTAATTAGACTGCGAAAGATTCTCCACAACCGCACTGGGCCGTGGCGTTTGGATTTATTACTTTAAGATAAGAACCGCCAAATTCTGTTACATAATCTACTGTACAACCTATAACGAATAACTCTGCGGTTTTATCTAGTACTAATATATCTTCAATTAAAGTGCCTTTATCAGTCTCGTCTGTCATGCTCCACTCATATTGAAAACCAGAACAACCTCCTCCAAGAACACCAAGATAAGCATATTTTTTACCATTCTTATTTGTTGTACTTGTTAAATAGTCTCTAGCGTTTTCTGTTAATTTTATCATTTTTAGATAGAGCTTTTCCGTAATCTGATTTATTCATCAATGGAAACATTTTTTCAGCAAGCAGATTACCAGCTGTATAATCCTGCATATAATGCCAACCTGCTAACACTCTACCATATCCACATTCTTTAGCAGCTTCAATCACACCTTCTTTATGTTCCGGAAACTTTGAACTTACATATAGACCTACCAGCATGGATTGTGTGGCGTGACCACTTGGATAAGAAAAAGTTTTGTTAGTAGTACTTACCATAGGTGCTATACTTTGATCGTGATCAAATGGCCTTGTAAGTTTAAATTTGTTCTTAAAGTAAAATATAGTTGGGTTTGCATGCTTTACTATATCCATCATTTCGTTATCATGAAACATCATTCCATTCTTTTTACAATATTCTTCAATTGCGTAGAACGGCTGTTCGTCGTGCCGACGTATAGATTCTTCGTTTTCTGGAGTACGAGTATCCATCAACTTTTTTAATTTTTGTACTTCTGAATCAAGATTTAAATTAGGACTTGGTATGGATATGTTAGTTAATGGTTCTTCTGGAAAAAATCTAAAGTTTTCAGTAAAATATTTAAAATTTTTCATTACCACCACCCCATAGCCATTTTAGTTTCTTCTGGAACCATGTCCATACTAAATGGTGGTTGAAATGTACAGTTGGCAATACATTCTTTTACGCCTTCAACCATACCTGCTTTTTGAATGTTTTGATTTATTTCATCAGCCATAGGGCAAAATGCACTTGTAAGCGTATGAGTAATTTTAACTAAAGTATTATTTTCTAATATTTCTATATCGTATATTAAACCTAAATGAATGACAGAAATACTTGGCATCTCTGGATCATATACTTGTTCTAAGTTCTTGACAACTTGAGACATTATTTTATTTCTGTCATTCATATTTTTAGCCTATATTAAAGTTATCATTTAGGTAATGATGCATCTATCCCTTTAACATATTTATTCATGCCAAGCAGCTGACCAGTAGTATATTTTCCATCAAATGGATCAAATGTTCCATTTTTTATATTACCTTCAAGTTGAGCTGCTAAAGCTGCAACGCTTGGTGGCATATTAGTATATGGTGCCATCTTGACCATTCCACTTTTCATATCACCCCAAGTATCAGACTTCTTCCAAGTTCCGTCCATTACAGCTTTAACTCTTGCTATATAATATGGAGCCCAGTCATCAATGATCGCTGTCAATTGAGCCTTTGGCGCGAACTGAATCATATCAGATGCTTGACCAAAAGCCATAACACCAGCTTTTTCTGCTATTTGTAAAGCAGCTGGACTGTCTGTATGTTGAGTAATAATATCAGCACCTTCACTTATTAGTACCTTTGCGGCATCGCCTTCTTTTACTGGATCATACCACGTGTTAACCCATACAACGTCAATATCAAACTTTGGATTAACTGATGTAGCGCCAAGATAGAATGCGTTAATTCCTCTTACAACTTCTGGAATTGGAAATGACGCAATGTAACCTGCCTTACCAGTTTTACTCATATGACCTGCAATCACGCCTTGAATGTATCTACCTTGATAGAACTTAGATGAATACACTGACATGTTATCGTTAGTCTTGTAACCTGTCGCATGCTCAAATTTTACGTTTGGAAACTCTTTAGCAACTTTTAGCATCGGCTCCATGTAGCCAAATGAAGTTGCAAAGATTATATCCGTACCTGAGTTTGCCATGGCTCTTATTACAGTCTCGGCTTCTGGACCATACTTAACACTTTCAATAAATGTGGTTTCCACTTTATCGCCAAAAGCTTTTTTGACAGCTAATCTACCTTGCTCGTGCATGTAGGTCCAACCGTGATCTCCAACCGGTCCTACGTATACAAATCCAACTTTTAGTTTATCTGCAAAAGCTGAAAAACAGAATAAAATAGACAGTGTCACCACTGCTAGGTGCTTTAAGAATTTCATTTTTTCTCCTTTTATCTTACTCTTGAAACAGAGCCATTTGATTTTGCTAAGAAAGCTTCGAAACTTACGTCCGGATAATCTTTCTTAAGCGATAAGAAAGCTTTTAAATTTGACTTAGCATCATCAAATAGCCTTATACGTTTATATATCTTTTGATCTAAGTACTTTCTAAAAATAACTTTCTTATTTTCAGCGGCTGGACCTCCTCCAAGGTTACCAGCTCTCTCAACATAGATTTTATCTATGTCAATTCCTTGTTGTCTAAATGTGTCTAGAAATAATTTTTTATTATCGAAGTTTGGTCTTGCAGTAACTATTATTACTTTACTGCCTGCTCTTGTGGCATTTTTTAAGATTGCCTTAACTTTATTAATCATTCGTGCAATCGGTGTTGATGTCTTATTGAATACTTTGGCGTCTTTGAATTCACCGAAGTCGAATTCTTCTCCAGCTTTTTTCTTATACGTGTTAAACTGTTGGTTATCCAGTTTTTTAATGACTTTACCATCTTTTACAACCTTTACCTTTGCTTTAGTTATAAACATAGTTTCGTCCACATCAAACATCGTAAGACCTTTGCCTGCTGCTTCTTCTAAAAATGTTTTAAACTTTACCATTATAGTTATTCTATCATACTTTTAAGCAAATGTAAAGGACTTTTTTCACTTTTTATAAATTTTTTGTATATGGTCCTCGAATTGTTCTACTTTTTCTAATCTATTCGGCCAAAGAATATATTCTTTTTCCGGATTCATCTTAAGATTATTAAGTAACGGTGTTATTGCGTTATATAACTTATCTAATCTTTCTTGAGCTGAGCTAGCTTCTGTTTGAGAAGCTTCTGCTTTTTTAGCTACTTTTTGTACAGCCTCGAGTTCGTCTTCATCTACTGCCGTAAAACCAAAATCAAAAAAATCATCTGACATTATGCTAACGCTTTCATTCTAGTTACGAGTCTTCCAGCTCTATTTGGTACTTGCCTATACCAAGCAGAATCAACCATTTCATCTGCCGCTTTTTTCCAATCTCTAGAATCAACTCCGGCTTTCATACCTTTAAACTTTGAAAGTCTTGGTCTGCCAAGATTAAACATCATGTTTGCTATGATTAGTTGGGCTTCTTCTGGCAGGTCGCCGAAGTCGTCATATAATATGTTGCAGTCGCTAAGCACTGTTTCAACGTCTTGGTTGAATGCCTCGATGACTCTATCTTCTGAGACAGGTGTACCAAGCGCTGCTCCAGCTTCTGGGTCAGTATCCCTAACCAAATGACCAATACCGAAAGTAGGATACCCAAGATGATCGTTATATATTTCATACTTTACTCCTTCATCCACTTCAAGTTCTTTTCTTAACTGTTCTATATTCATTTTGACCTCCTAATAAATTACTATTTATAATAAAAAAGGCGAGCACTAAGCCCGCCTTTTTTTACTTTGATAGATAATCATTCTCTTCGTCAGTATACGGCCACATTAGTATTTTCCGTGGTACTCGTTAATGGTACGATCATTCATTCTTTGTAGA